CCATGTGATCGTGTGTGGTTTGTTGTATCTGTTTTGTGTAATGTCATCGAACAGTTCTTGATTCTTTGCTGCTTGGTCTCCTGTTTTCACAAGTGGTAATGTTAAACCGATGACTCGTCCGTTGGTGCTTGGTATGTTTGTGTTTGTTCCGTATGCGATGTTTGGTAGTTGCACCTTGTCGTTCTGGAATGACACGCTTATGAAGTCTATTGGTATTCCGTCTACTGCTATGCTTGATGACTCTTTAACGACTGAACCGATAACTGTTGAAATTGTAAAGTCGTAAACATAATATAAGTAATGTCTGTCTTTACCACTTCCTGCGTTGATCGTTTGTTGGAACAAAATCTTTCCATGGTTCTTTTTAATCTGTACGCCATCGTTGCTTTCGTAGTCGTTGATGTTTTCTTGTTCTGTGAATGCATCGAATGTTTTTTCAATACTTAATTTGTTATCCTCGTACGCTAGGATGTCTAGTCTATAAGTCTCTATGTATTTACCGTATGTGTAATCGTCTTGTTTTGTCGCTAGAACCCTTTTTATTAGTATAGGGGTATAATGTATCTCCTCCCCTATTTTGAATTCCATTTGCGTGGTATAATCGTTGAATTTTTGCTCGCTGTCGGTTACCAGGAACACGATTTTATCTGTTATCGTCGTTGCGTCGTACAGGCTTTCTGCTAAATCGTTCAGTTTCCCCTGTATGTTGCTCGCTAGGTTATTTAATTCTGACATAAGTGCCTCCTGTGTGTCGTGCGATTGCTTTGGCTATGAATTCTGCTGTTTCCTCGAACCATCGTTCATTCGGGTTGACTGCACCTTTCCATTTTGGAGAAGTCCACGGCTCGTTTGTGAATGGCATGTAGTAGATGTCTGTTTTGATTTCTATTTGCCCGTCTGGTGTTTGTGTTGTCTTGAAGCTTCTTTGAAGTTCTCCAGAACGATAAGGGACACCTAGTTTTAATCCTACGGCTACTGTCCCTATTTTAATTTGTCCCTCTATGTTTGCTCTTTTGCGTTCGTTCTTTTTACTCAAGTGTGATCACTGCCTTATGTAAGTTCATTTCTTTGAAGAAGTGCTTTGCACTATAATTCTGGTCTGGTATGAATTCGACATTGGTTATTTTAAATGTTCCCCTGTCTAGTTTGATCTTGTCTCGTTCTTTAAAGTCTAATCGTTCCCGTGTTTCTATCACGACGGTTTGAACTGCTTTTCTTAAACCTTGAATGTCTTGTCTTGTTTGTCTGGATCTACTTACATCTTTGTATTTGAATGGTATTGCGTTCTCCCATGTGTCCTCGTCGTCGACGGTTGCTCTTGGGTTGTGTTCGTACCATTCTGCGTCTAGTGGGTAGTCCTTGTTTCCTATTAAAAAGTCCACTAGTAATTACTCCTTGGTTCTTGTACATAAAAGTCGTATCTTTGAACGAGTAGATCATTTGCTTGTGCTTGTAATTGTGCGAGTCTGTTGAGTGCTGTTATCTTTGTGTCTCCCTCTTTTAGGAGTTCGTCTATACCGTTACCTTTAACTGCGAGTATCAGGTATGCGACTACATCTAAAAATGCAGCACGGTGTCTTTCGCTTTTTGCGATCAAATATTCAACGATCACTCTTGCCTCTGATGTGAGGTTCGTTTTGATTGCGTTCATTGCTGTCTTTGTCATGAAGCGTAGTGTTGCGTTTGCCTGTGTTGTGCTTCCTGTTGAAATCACTAGGTCGATGCCTGTTTCTTGTAAGATGTATGAAATCGTAGGTATGGGTAAGTGTAAGTCGAAGTCGTAGACACTATCTCCGTCTAATGTGGTTGGGTTGATGTTTGTTAAATCTGCACTCATGTGTTGCCTCCATAAAATAAAAGTGGGTTACCCCACTAAATTGTCATCAAAGTAGGGGCGTAATGTTTTGGTCTTAATTTCCAACATTTCGATAATTTCATCTTTGGTATGATGAACCGTCGCACCCTGTTGTTGTGCTAATTCGACAAGGGTTTCTTTATGCATCTCTGCAAGTATTCCATCCTTGGTGTCTTGTTCGTAGACAGGTACCCACGAGGGGGAGGCATTGAGCCCCTCCCATTGTGGCGTTCCTTGTTTTACTTCTACGATCTGTTTTGTTTGTTTATGCTTAAAATGCATTATGCAGCAGTTGCTACATCTGCGTAAAAACGGATACGGTTTGCGTCTAATACTTTGAAGCCGTATGGTACTTCTGCTTGTACTTTAACACCGAAGTAGAATTCACTGTCTTTTACACGGAAGTTACGGAATACGATTGGTGCTGCGAATGCGTCTGCTGCCCCTAATACGAAGCGTACATTTGTTAATGCTGAATATGCTGCTACATCTGCCTCGTCGATTGTTGCTAATTGTTTAGAAAGTACAACACTTAAACCACCGAGTTGTCCTACTAATCCGTCTTGGATTAAACCTGCAGTTGCTGATGTTTGTAAGAATTCTGTTGAAGTTCTTAATAATGCAAGTGTTGAAGGAGAAACGATTACATAATTTGCCCCTGTTGATCTTTGTGGGTTTGCTTCATCAAAGTTTTTGATTTCAGTGATGATGTCGCTGTAGATTGATTGTTTGTCTGGAGCACCTAATGCTGCCCCTGCTGATGTACCACCGTTGATGAGTTCTGCTAATCCTTTGCGTCCCCATGCGTTAGCGACTGCTGATGCTGCGTTTACTAGGTATGGTGCTACAACATCTACTGATAATGTTTCGACTGCTGCGTTAGGGATGACTTCGTCTACTTGAAATGATTGATTTAAGATGATGTCGATTTTTGTGTTTCCTGCTGTTTTTGAAGCGAGTACTCTACCTGCGACTCCGTCTGTAACGGTTGGATCATCTAATTTGTATAAGTATGCAGTTGAACCACTTACTTCTACTGAAACATCAGGGTTGATTGTAACGCCTGGGATGAGTACTGAGACTTCCTCGATTGTTGGGTAAATATAATTGAGGGCTACTTGATCAGTGTCCCAGATGTTTGCTGATGCACTGTTTAATGCTGTGTATGTTAATTGTGCCATGGTTTATCTCCTTTTATTTTTTGTATTTGGCTAGGTGTGGGTATCTCCTTACGACACTTTCCGTGAGGTATGGGTTTTTAGGTGTTGTCTTGTCCACTACTTCGATTCCACCTCTTACTTTGACCGATGTAAGATTCGTGTATTCACTGGCTACTAGTTCGAGTGCTTCTTGGAGAGGTACTTGCTCTTTCTCTGCTCTCAATTTCGCAATGGTTAGTGCTTCCTCTACTTTGTCTGGTCTAATGCCTAAACTTAACCCGAGGGTTTCTTGTTCTTTGGCTGTCAGCCTCTGTTCGAGTTCTGCATTTGCTTGCTTCTCTACTTCTAATTGCTCTTGTGCTGTCTTGAACGCTGTTGCGATCTGTTCTTTGTCGAACTGTTCTGCACCTAGTGCTTTTGCTAGTGCTGACCGTTCTCTCTCTAATCGTTCAGTGACGATCTTATTAACATCCTCTTGTGTGAAGGACTTTTCTTGCTTGGCTTCCGTCTTTTGAACTTCTACCTCTTGTGTTACTTGTTCCTGTGTTTCTGTAGTCACAGTTTCTACTTGTTCGTTCATGCTTTCTCCTTTTTAAAGTCTTGTATGACTTATCTCTTGGCGTTTAACCATTTGATTCTGTTAGTAATTCTTTTATGGTCGTTTCGTCTACTCCAAGTTCTATCAGTACATCCTCTATCTCTGACTCTGTGAGTTCTTGGTCTCTTAAGTATTCGATGAGTTGTTCGTAGTTCTCGAATTGTTTGTCGTCGTAAATGATCGGTTCTTGTATCTCTGCTAGTGGTATTGGTTCTGTCACTGGTTTGTAAACGACGAGTTCCCCTATGCTTATCCTCTGCATGTTAATGCCTTGTATGAATTCGAAGCTTTGAAAAATTGGCACATCGACATGTTGTGTAAGGTCTGATAAGTATCGGTTGTCTATTTCCTGGAATATTTCCTCGTCTGTGACGCCTAAATCGTCGGGGAGGGGTATTAACCCTACTTTTTTATACAAAGCCCTAGAACGCCTTAAAAAACGCCACACCCACTTTCCTTTGGAGTTACTTCCTAATATGCTATCGAAGTCGTTTGCTCTCCCTGGGTATTCATAAACCGATCCGTTGTGAAACCTTACAATGAGTGCGTCTCCTTTTGTGCCTACTGCTGACACATTGCTTGAAAGCACATGCTGCATTCCATTAAGTTGTAGGAACGCTTTTTCACGGATGTTGTGCCTGAAGCGTTGGTACTTTCTTTGTGGATCTGCTAGCTTTGTCATGTGTGTCTCCTAGTATCCTGATGCAGCTACGAAGTCCTCGATTTTTTCTCGGTCTATCGGTTTGTTTGATTGAACATATTTTAACGCTATTTCATCTGCTATTCTCTGTGGTAAGTTTGGAACATGCCATTTTATCATTTGTGCGACTTCTTTAACTTTAGCGTTTGGTGTTCCATTTCCTTTTACTGCTTCATTGTATCCTATTGCCATGTGTGACTCCTTTAGTATCCTATTTGGAACTTTCTATCTTTCTTTGCTTGCTCTAGAAGTTTTCTGGTTTGTTTTACATCATTTTCTGCTATGAAGTCATTTGGATCTGTTTTGTACTTTCTTTCTGCTTCTGCTAGTTCTCTCTCTAGTCTTGAGAATTGTTCTTTCCAGAATTGTTCTGTTTTTGCTTTTTGTGCTTCGTTATATCCTATTGGCATGGGCGTCTCCTTACAGTATCTTGTTTAACTTTTGTGTAATTGCTTGTAGTTCTTTTTTCCATGAGTTGTACATGTTTCTATCTCCAGCGTCCAATTTACCGTTGTCTTTTAGTTGGTTTTCGTATTTTTGTACATATCTTTGTGCTTCGTTGTATTGTTTTTCTAATCTTTTGAAGCTATTTAAGTATTCGTTAAATCCTACTGCCATTAGTAGTTCCCCTTTCTTACTTCTGATTTTCTTTCTTTTTCTATTCTTTTCACAGCTTCTAGGTCGTCTTTGTATCGTTGTACTTTTTCCTCTATAACTTTTAAGTTAAATTTGGAACCTGGTTGTTGTGCTTCTTTCAAACGCCCCTCGTATGATTTAACGAGTTGTTCTAGGTCTTTCTTTTTTCTATCGAAATCTTGTAACTTTAAGTTGTAGTACTCGGAGTAACTTATCGACATGTTACTGTTCCTCCGTCGGTGGGTTTTCTATGTTCTGTTGCGTCAATGGTACGCCTTGTTCTAGTTTAATTTCTAGAATGATCTTTTTGCGTTCCTCATCCGACAGTTCTGGGTACAATTCGTCGACTGCTTTTTCAATGCTCATAATGTTTAACTGTACAGCTTGTCCGATCGTTGCGATTCTTTCGTCAAGTGTTGGGACTGCGTACTGTGCGAAGTCGATGTCTATCTCGTACTCTCCCTCGCTTCTGTTGTTGATGTAGTCGTCGTATTTTAGTACATTAGTGAAGAGTTCTTGCAGTAATTCTTTCCACATTTTGATTTTCTTTGCTCTCGTTCTGATCGATGACTTTTCTCTTTCTCTCTGTGATGCTGCACTTGCTTGTACACTTTCAAATCCTGGGAGTCCTGCTGAGAGTGGCGAGAGTCCCATGTTGGTTAGGATTCTTGCGTATGTGTCTGTGATGATGCCGTCGTATCTATCGACTCTGATGTCTGGTTGTAAAATGCTTACGAACTTTCTTATGTCGAATTGGTCGTCCTCCATGTCATTTGAGGTTATCTCTTGGATGGTTTGGTTTCTGTCGAACTTGTAGGACTTTCCGTTGATGTCTTTCGGGATCAGTTTGCTGTTTACGAACTTGGTTGCTATGGCGTTTGAAACCTCTAGCTCTGTCTGTGACAGCAAGTCGTCCAATGTATGGAACAATGACTGTACGCTTGTGAAATCACTTTCTCCGTATGGTGAGTTCGGGAAGCGTGAATTATGCCCTGTGTTGTTTTTAAGTATTGCTGGTATGAATGTTAACGGGTAGTTGGTTTCGTACTCTGCGTATTCCTCTGGGAGTTCTATTTCCTCTCCGTCTTTGAATGCTTTGTATTCTACTTGCAGTTTGCCGTTCTCTAGGTAGTACTTCTCGTGGATCTCAATTTCATCGTTTTCGTCTGCGTCTTGCTTCACTATGAATGTGATGCTTTTTGTGCGTCCTCGTTTAACTTCGCACTTTGCGTCAAATGGTGACACGACTTCAATGATTGGTTTGTCTGTTAAATCTAAATCGTGCGAGATCTTAAAGTAAACAAACCCAGCCCATGTCTCTGTGCTTATTGCTTCTTGTAGTAATGTGTCGAACTTGTTGTCTTTCAGGATGTCGTGTAGTCTCTCTGTTTCTTGCTCACTGTCGTTTACATTTAAATCGTAACCGTTACCTGCGATTAAGTTCACAAGTGTCTGTGTTGCGAGTTTTGGTAGTCCACTGTGTACCCTTGGTACATCTCCTGAGACTGTTCTCCAGAACTTTGTTTGTGCTTCTGCTATTGCGTATGGGCTTCTGGCACCCTTTTGGTACACATTATAAACCTGCTTGAAGAAGTATTCTAATTCCTCGGGGTTTCCTCTGTACCAGATTTGGTTCTCTCTTAATTCTCGTAAGAACACCTCATCGTTGTCGAACAGGTGATTAAATTCTAACAGCTCGTAGTTTTTCATTTCAATTCATCCTCCTCTACAACAATCCATAAATCATCGGGTTGATCCTCGAACCCCATTTGAAACACAACGACTGGTGTGTCTGTGTTCTCTCTTGTTCCTATGTGGTGTATCAGGTATTTCTCTGTTCCCCACACTCCGTTCTCTACCATGAAGTTTTGTAACTTCTGGTATTTCTTTGGTGTTACTATGTGTTGTATGAACGGCAGGATGTTCTGGTCTACCTTTTTTATGGTCTTTATGTTCTCTATCATTGTTCCCTCATTTTGTATGACATTAGTCTATTCATGGCTGGTGTGAGTGCGTAGTCTAGTGAGTCGTTGTAGTCGATGTTGATTGAACCGTCATCTAAATGTCCACCCTTACCGTCTGCTCGTATCTTTGCGAGTGCGTATCGACATGCGTCTGCTTTCTCTGTAAATAATATTCGCTTCTGGTATAACAGTTGTTGTTTGAGTGTTACTCTCTCTTGTATGGTTTTCTTAATGCTTCCGTTTATGCTTATGCTTTTCACTAGGATGTTGTTCCGTAGTGTTTTGATAAACAGTGGATCTGCCGAGTCTGGGTAGATGCTTTCTATCTTTCTGTAAAGTGAGAGGTATGGCATCATCCATGCGTTGTATTGATTGACGATGGCTTTGTAGTCTGCGTCTATGCTTACTTCGTATGCGTCAATTACGACTGCTCTCTGGTAGTTCCTTGTAATGCCTACCAATGTGAAGATTGTTTTTGCCGTGCTTCCGATGTCTATCCCTATGAATATCTTTTCAAATATAAACGGGTTCATGTCCCTGAAGCGTACCCTGTTACCTGGTGTCTCTTTGTCTATCCACACATCGTCTATATATGGTGCGTAGAGTAGTCCCTCTGTGTAACCTCTTATAGCGATGATCTTACTGTTGTACTCAAAACTTCCCACTGGGTGGATGCCGTACATGGCTTTGATTTGTTCCTCTGTCATCATGGGGTTGTCGTCAAACCTGAAGAAGTAATAATCGAAGCTTTCGTCTGGTTGTGCTGTGTTGAGTTCTGCCCATGTCTCTGGTGGTAGTTCGTGTGCGAATTCCTCTGGTGGTCTTGCTCTGTTTAAGTAGTTCTTGTATATAAGTTGGTCTGGTAGTCCTGCATTTCCTGTTAAGTACATGAAACCGTTGTCTCGGTACAATCGTGTAAATGCTTCCTGTATGAATTCATCCCCTGCGATGTGTGCTTCCTCTATTAGGAACCCGTGGACGCCTAGCCCTAGAATTTGCTTGTATCGGCTTTTGTTGTCGTAACCCACTAGGTAGATCGTCTTGATGCCTGTCGGTGTCTGTATCTCGATTCTCGAGCCTCCTGTCCCTTGTTTCTTGTACTCACACACTTGTGGGAATAAGTTAACAAAGGCTGCAGGGTTGTTAACGAACATCTTTTCTGCTACTGTGGTTGATGTCGCTGCTATGATGAATTGCGTTTTATTCTTTTCTGTGTTAAATGCTCGCAGGTAAAATGCTAGCCCTGCTATGAATGATTTACTTGAACCCGTCACTCCCTCTAGAAAGATTACCCTGTTTTTGTTTCGTAAGACATGCCTGTGTTTATCTTTGAGCAGTATCTCGTTTGGTGTCATAACTTATTCGTTAGTTCCTGGATTTGTTCTACGACTTCTCTTGTGGTATCTAGTTCTAGTTCTTGTTTTGGTTCTTTCTGTGCTAGGTATTGTTTCCCTAACCAAATCAACATCGATGTGTTTCCTGTTTCTGCTGATTTCCATTGTAATCGTCGAAGTGAACTTTTGCCCTGTTCGATTCCTTTTTTATGTATAGTGCAAAATTGATCATCTCTTTTCAGCGTACTAATGTTTACGCCTACGATGTTTGCTATTTCCTCTTGCGTGCATTGTATGGTTGCTAGTTTCTCTATTAGTGCGTAATCTAGTTGTATCTTTGGTCGTCCTGCCATTATGCGTCACCCCCGTATATGTCATCGAATGTGTAAAGTTGTCCGTCCCTGATGAGTGTTGTCTCTCCCTCTGGGTTGATCCTCTTGTATCTCTTTACGATCACATCTATAAAGCGTGGATCTAATTCGATGTTGTATGATGCTCTCCCTAATTGTTCACATGCTATGAGTGTGCTTCCACTGCCTGCGAATATGTCGAGAACTGTTCCCCCTAGTTTGCTGCTGTTTCTGATTAGTCTTGCTAATAACTTCACGGGTTTCATCGTTGGGTGTTCTGTGCTTCTGCTTGGTTTGTTTTCGTTTATAATGGTTGAGCTTATCTTGTCTGCGTGTATCTCTTGTAAAAGTTCTACAAGTTCTGCTTTGCTCATTTTTTTGAAGTCTTGCTGTTTGTCCTCGTAGACTGTTGTTTGTGTTCTGTCATCTATGAAGTAGTGAGCTGCACCGTCTTTCCATCCATAAAGGCATGGTTCATGTTTCCATTGGTAGTCTTGTCTACCTAGTACGATGGCGTTTTTATTCCAGATCAGTTGTTGTCTTGATTTGAGTCCGTTGTTTCGTAATCCTAGCTCAAATTCGAACACTGTAATGCTTGCGTGGAATATGTAAAACGAAGCCCCTGTTTTCATGTGGTTTTTCATCTGTGCGAATGCATCCGTTAAGAAGTCGACGAACTGTGCTTCCTCCATGACATCGTTATCTATGTGTCTGTCGGTAAAATGTTCACGCTTGTGTTTCAGTGCTTTTGCTACTTCGTCGTATTTGTTACCGTAGTCTACATTGTATGGTGGATCTGTTACTACTAAATCTACGGTGTCGTTCCCTAGTAGTTTAATGTATGCCTCTTGTTTGGTTGAGTCTCCACATACAAGTTTATGTTTTCCTAATTGCCAGATGTCTCCCATTTTTGCTTTGGGTTGTTCTGGTAATTCTACATCGGGATCATCCTCGTACACTTCTTGTTCATTAAGTGATAAGACATCCTCGAGTTCCTCTAGATTAAAACCTGTTATGGTTTGGTCTAGTTCCTCTTGGATGCTTTTTAGTTCCTCTTTTAGTATCTCTAAGTCGAACCCACTATTCATTGTGAGTTTGTTGTGTGCGATGATGTATGCTTTTTTCTGTGCTGGTGTTAAATGTAAAAGTCTTATAATTGGTACTTCTGTGTATCCTAGTTCGTTTAATGCAATGTATCGTCCGTGTCCCTCTATGATGGTGTCCGTATCGTCTACTGCAATCGGATCATTGAAACCGAATTCCTCGATGCTTCTTTTGATTTGTTCTATCTGCTCTTGTGGGTGCAGCTTCGAATTGTTTGCGTAGGGTTTTATGCTCGCAATGCTTACTGTTTCTATTGTCATCCCTTTTTTCCTCTGGTGAGTGTTTTCCGTTTTTAAAGTGTCCGTTCACTGTGGGTTTATAATTTTCTTATGTCTTTTACTCCGTAAATCCCACCGTATAAGTGGTTCTCTACTATGTATCTTGCTTCTTGTTCTGTCTTTGCTCTTACTTTGATTTTATTGTTTCTACCTGTTGGGTTTGCTTTATCGTATAAATTAACAGACCACTCTGGTACTTTCTCGTTGTTCATGTTGTTTACGAATTGATCGAAACTTATTGGCATGTTTTCCTCCTCTTATGACTCTCCCATAAAGGGTTAGTCGGCTGGTCACAAGTTCAAAAGTTTAACAATTGCTTCATGCGACCAGATCCGACCAATAAAGGGAGGGTGGTGAGACTTTTATTGCCTCGTATTCATTTTATATAAAATTAAAACACTTTTCAAGGTTTGGCTATAAAGTTTATGATGTCGTCTCCGTATTCTCTGTGTAACTGTCTCCAGATTGTTTTGAGTCTTTCGTGAATGGCTTGTAGTGACACCTTTTCTATTTCTGCTATGCGTTCTAGGTTCATTTCTCCTATGTAATAAAACCTCGCAGTCTTTCCGTATTTGAGTGTTGCTATGTAATCCCACAGCTCTTTGTCTAGTTCTTTCTGTTTGTGTTCTTTTTCGATGTTTTCATCTGACTTAAACATGTTTTTTCTATCTATGTCGTATTCTCCGTCGTCTATGTAGTGGTCTGTCGCTTTGTTGTAGTTGATCAAATATGCCATTCTGTAGTTGATTGACTTAAAAATGTAATGTGTCAGTGAACTTCTTTGTCCGTCGTAAGTGTTGTAAACATTCCACAGTGTTGTCATGATTTCTTGTTTGATGTCATCTTTTGTGTAGTTTGGCACATTGAACTTTCTTGTCAGCTTTGAAATAAGTTTCTCGTATTGTTTTACTACTTCATCGAACGACTTTTCTTTTGATAATGCATTGATGGTATGGGTATTGCTCACGGATTTTACCTGCCTGTTCTAGTGTTTTTGTAACCTCCACGCCCTCTAATTTTTCCCCTTTGTACTTCATTATTAAATATACGATCATGGTTTTTCCTCGAAGTGTAATTCTATATAGTCTGCGTCCATGAATTCATCTACTGTGTCTGCCCACTCTTGCAGGTTATCTATCTCTTTTTGTAAACGAACGAGTCTAATGTATAAAACGATCGAGAATGTGATAAACACAGAAGTGATAAAAAGTAGTAAATCAATCATTTTTTACCTCCTGGTATTGTTTTGCTTGTTGTATAATCAGTTTGAGTCTGTATCTTGCTTGGTCTCTAATGTGTGGTGTCTTTCCGTTTCTTATCAGTGACTTCTGCATTTTCATGTTTTGGTTTAATCTTTGCCACATTTCTTTTGTTACTCTTTCCATAAGTATTCTGGTGTTAACGACACCATGTCTCCTTTGCTATTGGTTTTTAAGTGTAGGATGAATGCCCCTACTACATTTGCCAGGTCGTTGTCTTTCATGAACTTGCTTTGACTTACCATGGCTGGTACAATAAAACCGTCTTGTCCTCTGTAGTGTAGGTGGGTGTGTTTGTGGTAGTGTCCCATGAGGACGATTCTTGCTTGTTTGTCTACTCCTGCTCGTTCGAAGTACTTGTGTAATTTAAAACCGTAGTTTTGTCCGATCCCGTCTGTTGGATGAACGAGTGCGATGTCTATTTTTCCTATTTTTACTTTACCGAAGTTATGCCCTAGGTAGACGATGTCGTTTCTCATTCTTGCTAGTGTTTTGACTGGATCTGCGAATGTGTTACGCATGTGCGTGAAGTCGTGGTTTCCTGAAATGCAATAATAATTTAAACCGTCGAGCTTTGGTAGTACTCTGTCTGCTAATTCTATTTGATCGTCAAACCCTACGGCTATCAGTTCTTTGATTGATGTTGGTCTTATTGATTGGTAGTTCCCCTCGACCATGTCTCCAACATGCAGCACTGTTCTTATGCCTTGGTCGTATGCGTATTTGATAACCTTTTGCAGGAAGTCTGTTTCACTCTTTTCGTGTCCTATGTGTGTGTCGCTAATGACCAGGACGCTTTGTTGTTCTTTTACTTGTATGTTTACTTGTTTGCTGTCGTTGTGTAGTCTCTTTTTAAGTTGCAGGTACTGTGTGCCGTTCTCTGTCCATTTGTCTATCTCGTGTCCATCTAGCTCGAGTCTTGTAATCTCTGCGTAGATGGTTTCTCTGTCGACTGGTAGTGTGTCTAGTAAATATGAGACCGTGCTTTTTGTTCTTAACTTTAACAAGAGTATTTTTTTAAGTGTGTCTCGTCCACTTTTTTTGTGCTGGGACTTGTTGGCGTGTTTGTTTTTTATTTCCATGTATGGCTCATCGTAGTTGCGTCTGTAAATTGCTCGTATGCCGTCTCTTGTTAGTTCATGTTCTGGGTACACTTCATCTAGGATGCGTTCTATTTTTGCCCATGAAATGAACCCGTTTTCCTCTTTGTATTGTTTTGCTTTTTCAATCACTAGTTCTTTTATTTCTTGGTATTGTTTATTTTCCATTTTTCTTTCCTCTGTTTTTTTTCCATTCTGTTATGTGCCAGAATAAATTGTAATAACCTATTGAAATTAAACCCGTAATTAAAACCGTTATGATCGTTTGCATTAGTTTTCTTCCACTGGTTCGTTTGGTTTGTCTCTTTGTTGTAATTCTTGTATGTCTTTTGTTCCAATTTTTGCCATGTGGTTTATCATGTGTTGTGCTTCTGTACCGAACACTTCATCGTCTATGTGTACTCTGTGTATGCTTTTTACGATGTCCTCTAAAACTTTAATCGCTTGTATGTTTTGTTCTGTCTTTGATAATTGCACTTTGATTACCCACAATGCTTCATGTGCTGTCATTTCTTTCTCCTATCTCTATTTGTATAATGTTTTCTTTACTGTTGAAACTTTTTTCTAGTGTCATCTTGGTAACATTACGATCATTTTTTATGACACCCATGTCTTGTAGTATGTCTAGGATTGGTTTTGTAATGTTATCCAGGTCTCCTAGGGTTCTGGTGTTCGACATAAAATGTATGTTTATTTCTATGTCTTTGTCGTATGTCTCATTTGTTTGGATCTGACTTTTTACTTCTTTTGAATACAGGGTATAATCTTTTTTCCTGAATGTTCGATGTCCGTTCTTGTAGACCAGGGTTTGGTATGATCGTATCTTGTTTACCTTGACTGTACTTTTCATAATGTCCTTTCAGTTCTTTTTCAAATGTAGCAATGTCTAGTATGTATGCTTTTTGTCCCTCTAGAAAACCATTGGCGTATGCGTAGTGTCCTATTTTGTATCGCTTCAAATTGTACCCTGTTAGTTTTACTGTCCTTGTACCGTTAATCTGTAGTATGATTTCTGTCTCAAATACATTGACGATCTTTCCTTTGGCTACGAATTGTGCGTAATCTTTAACTGAGATAATAACCCCTCCTTTGTTTGTGTGTTTGCTTCTCTTTCTATTTCTCTTTTGTAAATCTCTATGAAGTGGTTTCTTACGAATGGTATGTCTTTTGTAAGTATTCCTGTGAGTTCGTTCTGCATTTGTTTTAAACTATTGATGATGTTTGTGTCTTGTACCTTTTCGTATGTTCTTTTGAAATCGTACCCCGTTTCTCTCAATGTTCCGAGTGCTTTTTCCCATGCTGCTTCTGGTGTTGTTTTGCTTTGGATCATTATATCTTTTGCGTATTGCAGGAGGTGTGTTGGACTTTGTGGGGCGTAGATGTTATCAACACAATATTTTTTTACTAGGTTTGTGTATGTTTCGTCCTCTGTCTCTTTAAATATATTATACCAGATCTCAAGTTTCATATTGTCGTTTATATTAAAGTTAAAGTTTGTATAATATGCGTTTAAATATTTAATGCCTTTTAAGAATGTGTTTTGTTTTAACATTAGAAACCCTCCATGTCTATTTGATTCCATCTGTTAGGTTCTATCTCGTCGTCCCATCGTCCTTGGTTCAGCCATGTGTATGGGTGTGGTATGAAGCGTCCGTTTTCTCTTGTCCATTGTTCTGTTTCTTTTTGTGTGTTAATGGCTTGTATCATTTTTTCTATAAGTTCTTTATTGGGCTTCTTTGTTTTGAACCACACTCTGCATTTTTCTTTTCCTATTTTCTTTGGGTAAGTGTTCCAGAAA